TTCGCACGCCAAAAGTTTTCAGGTGGTGCTACAACGCAGACCTTATGGGGTGGTTATGAGTTTGGTTCTAATAAGTTCAAACAGTTCCCTACTTATTCAGGACGGCAAGGCAGAGGTAGTCGAGGATGGTTTATCTATCCAACCCTTCGCAGAATTCAGCCTGAATTAGTGAACAAATGGGAATTAGCCTTTGATCGAATTCTTAAGGAGTGGGCATAATGGCAACGGGTAATCGTACGCTTAAGTTATCCATTCTTGCCGATGTTGATGATCTTAAAAAGAAATTAGATCAAGCCGATAATGCAGTTGAAAGCAATTCAAGCAAGATTTCAGAGTTTGGTAAAAAGGCAGGTTTAGCATTTGCTGCTGCTACTGCAGCTGCTGCTGCTTATGGCACAAAATTAGCGATTGATGGCGTTAAAGCAGCCATCGAGGATGAGCAAGCACAACTTAAGTTAGCCAATGCCCTAAAGTCCGCCACAGGGGCTACAGAATCCCAAATAGCGGCAACTGAGAGCATGATCCTAAAGACATCTTTAGCAACTGGAGTTGCTGATGATAAATTGCGTCCAGCCATGCAGAGGTTGGCAGTTTCAACCAAAGACGTTGGCGAAGCACAAAGATTATTATCACTTGCGTTAGATATTTCTAAGGGTAGTGGAATTGAGTTAGAGACCGTTGCAAATGCGCTTGGACGGGCTCAGGATGGCAATACCACCGCACTTGGTCGTTTAGGTTTAGGTTTATCTAAGGCTGAATTAAGTACCCTTTCATTTACAGAAGTTCAACAGAAGTTATCTGATCTTTATGGTGGCGCAGCAGCTGCTAATGCTGAAACATTTCAAGGCAAGATTGATCGATTAAAGGTTGGCTTTGATGAAGCCAAAGAATCTTTGGGTGTTGCATTACTTCCACAGGTTGAAAAGTTTATTGGTTATCTTAATGAAACGGGCATTCCAACTCTAAACGCATTTATTGCTGGTTTGACTGGAGATGAAGGTTTAAGTGCCAGCTTGGAAGATAGTCAAAGAGGCGCAGAATCATTTGGAAAAGCAATTGCTGCAATAACTGGAATCATTGCAGGATTTATTACATTCTTAAGAGAAGCTATTGGTTTGGTAGTTGAATTTGCAAATCAAGGCATTAGAGCAATTAACATAGTTAAACCAGGTGCAGATATTGGTTATATTCCAAATCCATCTCTTACAAACACAATGCTTGGTCAATCCATTCCGACAATTGATACAAATTCAAATGCTCGAGAAAACCGCACAACAGTAAATAACATTACAGTTAAGGCAGTGGATGCTGAAGGTGCTTCAAGAGCGGTTGCAAAGGTATTGAGTCAATCCTCAGCCAGATCAATTCCAGCGTTGGCAGGCACTAGCGTTCGAGGTAATTAATGACTTTGTTTACTCCTGAATGGAAACTGACGATCAATGGTATCGATTACACCAATGTGGCAATCTCAGATATATCTCATGAGAGTGGTCGAACAGATATTTATCAGCAACCCAATCCAGGCTACATTCAAATTGATCTGGTTGCATTAAACAATCAAACTTATGACTTACAGGTAAATGATGGTTTAACACTTCAGGTGAAAAATAGTACAGGCACATACGTATCGATTTTTGGTGGCAATATCACAGACATAACAGTTTCAGTTGGTTCTACTGGATCAGTTGGCACAGTTCTTGGATACACAATTATTGCACTTGGTGCACTTGCTAAATTGCCAAAGATCATTACAACTGGAATTTTATCTCAGGATCAAGATGGAGATCAGATTTATGATCTGCTTAGCCCATTTCTATTGGGCAACTGGAATGATGTGCCAGCAGCTGAAACTTGGTCTGCTTATTCAGCCACTGAAACTTGGGCTAATGCAGTCAATATAGGTTTGGGCGAGATCGATCAACCTGGGCAATACATTATGCAAAGTCGTGGCAATTCTGAAGATACTGTTTACAATATAGCAGCCTTGATTGCCAGTTCAGCTTTTGGTGTTTTGTATGAGGACAATGTAGGCAATATCGGATATGCAGATGCAGCACATCGGCAGGATTATGCAGCAACAAATGGATTTACTACCATTTCAGCCAATACTGCTATTGGATCAGGACTAGCCACAAAGACTCAAATTGGCGATGTCCGAAACTCGGTTGCCATTAATTATGGAACAAATTTTAATAAACAAAAAACAGCTGCAGATACAACCTCAATTGGAACTTATGGTTTCAAAGCCGAAACTATTAATTCAACTATTCATAACGATGCAGATGCTCAAGATGTAGCTGATCGGTATATTTCACTCCGAGCCTATCCAAAAGCAAACTTTGATAGCATCACATTCCCAATTACCAATCCAGAATTGGATGATGCTGACCGAGATGCCCTATTAGGAATCTTTATAGGTCAGCCTATTATGATCACAGATTTACCTGCTCAGATTGCCACTGGAGGGCTTTTTGAGGGGTATGTTGAGGGATGGAACTGGAGCACCTCTTTCAATCAATTGTTCTTAACCATCAATCTAAGTCCAATTGAATTCTCAGCAGTATTCCAAGACTGGGATGAGGTCAATGCCTCCGAAACATGGAACACATTATCAGGTACAATTACCTGGCAGACAGCGATAGGAGTAATTTCTTAATATGGCAAATACAACCAACTTCGGGTGGGAAACACCAGATAACACTGATCTGGTCAAGGATGGCGCATTAGCAATCCGAACCCTTGCTGGAGCGATCGACACGTCTTTCGTTGGCGTTGCAATCAATGCTCAAACTGGCACAACATACACAGCTGTACTAGCTGATGGATTAAACAAAATTGTAACAATGGACAACGCATCTGCAAATGCTTTCAAAATTCCAACAGATGCTTCAGTAGCATTTCCAGTTGGCACAGTATTAAACGTTTATTGTAAAGGTGCAGGAACTACAACAATTTCAGCAGTTACATCAGGAACTACGACAATCACATCAGCAGGAACAGTTTCTGCAGCACCAACAGTAGCAACCAAAAAAGCTGCTTCATGTGTAAAGATTGCTGCAAATTCTTGGATAGTGGTAGGGTCAATTGCCTAATTTGTTATTAGGTTTTTTAACTGGTGCTGAAGTAGCACCTTTATCCGTTCAGTATTTAGTTATTGCCGGTGGTGGCGGTGGCGGTTCTGATGGTGGCGGTGGCGGCGGTGCTGGTGGTTACAGATCGTCTGTGATTGGTGAATCATCAGGAAGAAATTCATCTGCAGAATCAGTTTTTACTCCTACTTTATCTACTAATTATTCTTTAACAATTGGTGCTGGTGGAGCAGCTGGTTCTAATGCTAACAATTCTGTTTTTGCTAGTTTTACAAGTACAGCTGGTGGTCGTGGCGGTTTTTATGATGGAGCACCTCCAGGTAATGGAGGTTGCGGTGGCGGTGGTTCTCCTTTTGCTAATTCTGGAGTTGCTGGAACAGGAACTGCTGCTCAAGGTTTTGATGGTGGTACAGGAAAAAATGGTGGTAGCAATTCAGGTGGCGGTGGCGGTGCAGGTGCTGCTGGTCAAAACGCTCCTACAGCTGGAACTGAATTTGGTGGAGCAGGTGGAAATGGAATTGAATCTTCTATAACTGGCACAGCAATTTATCGAGCTGGTGGCGGAGGCGGTGGTCCTATTGGTAACGCTGGAGTTGCAGCTTCTGGTGGGTTGGGCGGAGGTGCAAATTCACAGGTAACACAAAACGTTGCTCCAAGTGCAGGAACTGCAAACACTGGTGGCGGTGGAGGCGGTGCTATTGGTGGTTATCCTGGCGGTATTGGATCAGCAGGCGGCTCAGGAGTTGTTATTTTGAAATATCCTGTTGGTTACACAGCAACATTTAGTGGCGGAGTAACTCAATCAACAACAACTGTTGGAAGTTATTATGTTTCCACAATCACTGCTGCTGGTGTTTCTGACACAGTAAGTTGGGCATAATGGCACATTACGCATATTTGGATTCTAATAACGTAGTTGTAATTGTAACTGTTGGTAAAGATGAAACTGAGTTGATCGAAGGCTTAGATACAGAAACATATTATGCACAAGGTACTGAGTACACAGTAAAGCGAACTTCATACAATGGCAATATCAGAAAGAATTTTGCTGCTCCTGGTTTTACTTACGATGAGATTAGAGATGCTTTTATTGCCCCAAAACCTGAAAATGCAATTGGATTTGATGAAGATACTTGCACATGGATAGTTCCAGAGGTTGAAATTGAAGCCCTGGCTGAGTAAATCTGCCGTCCAATTAAGAGAGCAGATCGATGATTGTTTTCCTGATAGAGACAGGCGTTCAGACGGCTGGATAGCCGACGCTAGGCACCTAGCAGCTGGTAAATCGGATCACATACCTGATGCGAAAACTGCGGTTGTAAGAGCTATCGATGTAGATAAAGACATAAGCCAAATCAAAGGTTTGATGGTTCATTTAGTTGAGCAATTAAGACTTTATGCCAAAGCCGACAAAAAGAAACGCATCAATTACATAATCTTTGATGGTAAAATTATGTCTGCTAAAGGAAATTGGAAATATAGGGCTTACGCTGGATATAACAAACACGAGCACCACTGCCACATTTCTTTTAGCCCTGCGGGAGATCAGGATTCATCGTTTTTCGACATTCCACTTCTCGGAGGTAAAGTATGAAACTAAGCAAAAAACACAAGGCAGCAATCAAGTCATACCTGCGAGCAGTAGCAGCAGCCGGAGTTACAGTTGCATTAGCAATTGTGGGCGATGTTAAGCCAGAGTACGCAGTTCTTCTTGGATCTGTAATCGCTCCTATAATTAAAGCGTTAGATCCAGCAGAAAAAGAATTTGGCATAACGACCAAACTATGAGCCAATCAGAATTTTTCACTCTTTACTTTGCAACGATTGGCATAATTGGGGGCTTTGCTAGTTACGTCATCACACATCTGCTTAATGAGATTAAACGTCTCAATGGGCGTGTCGATGAAATCTATAACATTCTTCTTGAGCGATAATTTTATTTATGGCGAGCACTCGAAAAAAGCAACCCGCTAAACGCAAAAAGATTGCGAAGAAACGGGTTATTCGTAAATCGCCAGAACCATTAACCCAAATGGATCATTTCTATATTAGCCTTCATGAATGCTACAAAGCAGCTAAAAGGGCAGGATTTAGTGAAACAATGGCATTTTGGATGATGCAAGAAAGAATCCTACCCGACTGGATTGTCGGGGATGGTGCGATCATTCCTTCGATTGATCCAACTGACGATGAAGAGGATTTAGATTAAGCGCTACCTTGTGATTTCAGACCTCCAGATTCCTTACCACCATGAGGTTGCAACCAAGAATGTGACTAAACTAGCCAGACGGGAAAAGTTCGATAGTGTCCTTTGTGTTGGCGATGAAATTGATTTTCAAACAATCAGTCGATGGGCTGAAAAAACACCTTTGGCTTATGAGCAAACTTTGCACCGGGATCGTGAGCAAACTCAGCAAATTCTTTGGGATCTCACCGAGCACGCTAGAGAAGCTCATATTGTCCGCAGTAATCATACTGATCGCTTATACAACACTTTATTAAAGGTGCCTGGCTTAATTAGCCTGCCTGAATTGCAATACGACAAATTTATGGATTTCGCCACGATGGGCATTCAATTCCATAAGACCTTTTACGAGTTTGAAAAGGGTTGGATTTTGGCTCATGGCGATGAAGGCAACACAAACCCCAACGCAGGCATAACTGCCCTAAATCTTGCCAAAAAGGCAGGAAAGAGCGTTGTTTGTGGTCATACCCATAAGTTAGGGCTAAGTGCCTATACAGAGGGCGTAGGAGCCAATTACAGGACGATTTACGGCATAGAGACCGGCAACCTAATGAATAAGGCAAAAGCCAATTATGTGAAGGGTATCGCCAACTGGCAGATGGGCATCGTAATCTTGGATTGGGATGGCAAAAACATGACCCCGCACATGATCCCAATTAACAAAGACGGATCATTTACAGCTCTTGGTAAATCCTATGTCTAGGGAAACCGACTATAAGCCACGCACAATCGATGAACAGATTGACGCCGTTGATAACAGTATTGTTATTTAACACGCCCAACACATTTAGCAGATTGTCGCTGATTTAGCACATACTAATCCCAACAGGCAAAAGCCTGAGATCGGGAGCAAAATGGAAAACATAACAAACATCCAAGCAGCTGCTATTGCCATGATTACATTTGTGGTTATTTACAGTTTCCTTGCTTGGCGTGAAGATCGTATTAATAAGAAAACAGATGAAGCATGGCGTGCTGGTTATGAACAAGGCATGAAAGTGGTTCAGAAGAATGTCCGCTAATCGTGATGCGTTATTTGCAGAAGCAACAATACTTACACAAGACAGAGGTCGAATTTATGGATCTCCATATACCAACCACAAGCGAATTGCAGACATCTGGTCAGGCATTCTCGACATGCCAATTACGGCTCACCAGGTTGTACTTTGCATGGTCGGTCTCAAAATCGCACGTTTGGTTGAAACGCCAACACATCACGACAGCGTTGCAGATTCAGTCGCTTACTTGGGATTCTTTGAAGATGTACTCGAAGCACAGCTGACCGATGATTACGAGAAATTCTAATCGCAGTGTTTGGTGTGATTACTGCAAAGCGCAATATGGAGCGCATACTATCAAGGGGCAAAACCCAGCAACCTGGATCTCTAAAAGCCAATCGGGATTATCAAGAGCGTATTGCGACAGATGCCGATT